TATTCAACCATGATTATGGACCCCATTTATGAAAATAAAAGATTATATCCAGATTTAGAGATCGAAACGTTTGGTAATTATAAATTCGTACAAAACGTACCAAGTCTTGTACCGAGTATTTTAACAGAACTTAAACAGTTTAGAAAACAGGCTAAGAAAGACATGGCCAAATCATCAGGATCTTTGAAAGAAATGTATAACGGTAAACAATTGGCGTATAAGATATCAATGAACTCTGTGTATGGTTTCACGGGTGCATCGAAAGGTATGTTACCGTGTGTTCCCATAGCGTCAACAACAACAATGAAAGGACGTATGATGATAGAGGATACTAAGAATTACGTTGAGAAACATTATCCAGGTGCGAAGGTAAGGTATGGTGACACGGATAGTGTAATGGTTGAATTTGACGTTGGTGAACGTAAAGGTGAAGATGCTATTAAATATAGTTGGGAACTTGGGGAACGTGCGGCGATGGAGTGTACAAAACTTTTTAAGAAACCAAATAATCTCGAACTCGAAAAGGTATATTATCCATATTTTCTGTATTCTAAAAAACGTTACGCGGCAAAATTATGGACACAAGGTAAAGATGGTAAAATGAATATGGATTATATAGACGTAAAAGGTCTTCAACTTGTTAGACGTGATAATACACCGTACATGCGAGAAGTTTGTAAAGAATTACTTGATGTTATTTTGGAGAGTAATGACACAGTTGCACCAAAGGCACTCGCTTTACAACGTGCTGTAGAATTACTAGAAGGCGACGTTCCTAATGATAAATTGATTCTTTCACAACAACTTGGAGACTCGTATAAATCTCAGAATTTACCACACGTACAAGTTCGTAATAAAATGCGCGATAGACAACCCGGTTCTGAGCCACAATCTGGTGACCGTGTACCTTTTATTTTATGTAAAACATGGGACCCTCGTGCAAAAGCATACGAAAAGGCGGAAGATCCTAAATATGCATTGGAAAAAAAGTTGGATATAGATTATCCATACTATTTTCTTAACAAATTTCTCAATCCCGTATGTGATTTGATAGAACCGTTATTTGATGATCCTAAAGAAGAAATATTCGGAGAACTTATATCTGGTTCTAAACCAGAAAAACGTAATAAACTATGTGATTATGACCCAAAACAGAGACGCATATCTGATATATTTAAACTTAAAAAATAGAACATAATATAATACAAGAGAGTATGATTGAATGTATTTTTTCAGAAACATATACAATTTATGAAAAAAATTTAAATCAACTTGAAAAACATAAACTAATCAAATTATATCGTGCGTTATCTATCAGATATAACAAGCCATTTTCTGAAATTTCTAAAAACTGTAAAATTGTAAATATAGAAGAAGATATTGATATACCAAAAACATTGAATGAACGTGATTATGATAATAAAGAATATTCAGATTTATTAACATGTATGTTAGAACATACATTCAAAAGAATTGATAAAGTAATCATCCAATCCTTAGAACGTGTATCCAAAGAAAATGTTGGATTGATCATTTTGAAAAACAATCTGGATTTGATTCAAGATACTCATAAAAAGTCACAAACAAATGGGTATTTATGCCTTGGTATTAATAGTAAAGGTACTGTATGTTGCCAAAGAGCTGTAAGAACTGTGGGTAAGTTTCAATTTTGTAAAAAATGTGCAAAAAATGCAACTATAGAAGATGTACCTGTTCGAACATATCACGGGAACATTTATTCAAATTCTGATAAATCACACAGTGACAATTCTGATGATGACGATAATCCGTTCCCGTGTAATACACATTTTAACAAAGTTACTTAAAGTTATACTTATTTTAATATATAAGATGAATAGATCAAATGTATTATTAACGTCTATAAATGAATTCTACGGAATACATGAAAACCGTGATATTTTGACACAGATATTAAATAAATCCGGTGGTATTTCATTAAGAAATTTAGAATGGTTTATTACAAATTATTCAAAAAAAAATAACTTAACTTATAAGACGTGTGATGGTAAATTGTTTAGCGTTCACGTCGCTTATAAATCGAGTTTAGATGGTTATAGTAAAAAGTTATTTGATCCATTTTGTAGAGCGGATAAAATCACATATAACATACCTGGTACAGCTAATGAAATTCATACAACTGTTGCTCAGTTAAATTTCATTAGATGGTGTATAAAAAACAATATAATTGATTATATAAAAGATCATAAAATGCAATTATTTAATAAGCGCGTACCATGAAACCATTTTCGAATGAAAGTGTTTGATAACCAACATAATACATGTTAAGTGTATAATCACTCGTTAATCCATTTACCATTTTTACATCTAGAACAGTTTTATTAGATTTTAATTGACTAAAATCCAAACTTCCCGACGGTTCCACGTTAATCGGATTCATCGAGAATGCATACGTGTATATATTTCTAAACGGCCTTGATAATCGGTTCGATAAAGGTATCGTATATTTGTAATATTTATGATCACTATCTTGAAAACCAGGTACATCTTCACCATTTATAAATATTTTAGCGCTTAGCATTGGTGGATTATAAAATTCATTTATTATTGAATATTGTACATTCGATGAAAAGTTATACCTATTTGCAAACACATTTGCTAATAAATTATTACCACCGGTAAATATTTTTTCGTCTTCAAACTCTTGACGTCTAAAAAACCAATTAATACTTTTAACTGGTATTTTAGGAACGAGTTCAAGTTTGGCACTCGTTTCACCAGCTTTTATAACAGTCGAAGGGTGTCTTTGTACAAAATCGGTAATTAAAATATGCTTTTTGTTTTTTATATACGAACGTTCGCGATCTTCTAATGTAATTTCTTCGGTTACAATATCAAAACTATTTAATGATATCGTATCTGTATAGTTAGTAAAAAATGTTTGTGGTTTAAATTTTATATCAAATTGTATTTTTTGTTTATTAATAGCACACGTCGGGAAATATGGACGGTTTGGTTTATTTGTATCGTATTCATCACCTTCATATTTTCTTGAAAAGAAAAATGGTATGGGTATAAATAGTTTAGACTTATACTGGCTAAAAATTTGATTACCCGCTGATAGAGCTGTATCTTCGGCTAAATTTCTATTAACCGTGTACCTTTTTGTCCTCTTTTCTGATTCATCTAGGTAAAGTTCATCGTATATTATACCCCAATCGGAGTGGAATGTTTCAATAATGGTTTCGTCTATACGCATTGTTATTGATTCTATGACGTGTCTACCAACTTGATCAGCGTAATAATAATCATTGTCTCCTTCAGATGGTAATCCTGGGAGCTCCATTGAAATATACATATTAGAGAGAAGGTCACCCATATTTCTCGGGTTAAGCGTAACCTTTATAGTTTCGTTGAATGGCCAACTCGCTTTAGCATTCCCTGGTTTAATTACGTTTGTACTCTTATGAAATTTTCTAAAGTTAGAATGTCTCTTAGAATCGTAATTAAATAATGAATTCGTAGTTTCATTTTCTAATAAGTATGTATCTTGTTTACCTATCGCATTTAGTGATATTATAGCGCCTGTGTCTGGCCCACTTGTATCACACATACTATTTACTATAACACATTTTTTTAAATGTCGTTATACACGATCATTTGCCTATTTTTAAAATTTTTACATATATACTTTTGTAAGGAAATGTACCATAATTGTAAATATATTGTAGTCAATGAATAACACTGACCTTTTAACGATTTAACTTTTCCAATTTCAAAATCTCTTATTTTTTTAAAATCTGGGGTTTTTACACGTTCGAAACACGAAAAACATACACGCTTAAGACTTTGACCGAAAAATTTATAATACGTTTCATTATTATATAACCATATAGGCCTGATATTTCTATATTTCCTTATAAGCTCTCGAACTTCGTAATTATTTGATTTAATATATACATTTAAAGGACAATTACACAGAAAACAAAAACCTTTGCATCTAAACTGCACATACATAAAAGATTCAGTCGTCATTCTTTTATGTACTATAATGAAATTATACAACCCGATGGAACTCCTATTATAGGTATAAATTATGAAGAAGAAAGACCCACTGTATTAGAAGTTTTACCTAACACCGAAATAGAAATTCAACAACGAGTACAACAACCCGGGTATCAAATATTCGATCCGAAAATTATATATTGGTTAAATTTGTTTATTATAATAATTAGTGCATATTATACACTTGTATATGATAACATGATATCTATATGTAATTGTATGGCATGTATATTACCATTACACAGTACGCAAAATAACAGTTTATACGGTATTATTGGATATACTGTATATATTATGTTTGCTATGCTGTTAACAACATTTTTGGGTATATATGAATATTTATGGTATTATGTTATTTGCGATTCTATAATTATATGCATTTTTATAACCTCAGTCGCGAAATATATAATATATATCAGGAATCAAAATCAAATACAAACCCAAAATGAACATAATATATGAACAAAAAGACTTAGATGTTGCCAAATCGTTATACGGTAACGATATAGAAAAAAGTGAACGTTTTGCGAGAAGTATACATAAACTCAGAGAGTCTCGCAAAAAGTACGACGATAAAAGAGAAAAGTATAAAATCAAATTTATAGAAACTGTTCCCGAACAGAAAATAGAAAATAGAACAAAAGTTAATACCTGTATTGCTTTAACATTATCCGGTAAAAAATGCAATTTTAGGGCATCTTGTGGTAAATATTGCAAAAAACATTCCGCTAAAAAATAAATATATTGTAATAATAAAATGTTAGATCAGGAAACACTCAGACCCGTTATAATAGCCATGGCACTTTATCTTGCACTTTCCCAACTCATACCAGAACTTTTTAAAAAACCAACAAATATTAAAATAATCGACGATATAGTTGCAATGTTGATTGCACAAAGAGGTTCACTTACATCAGGTACTATTCTTACCGGTATCATTGTTTTCGTTACGAATTACATTAACGACGAATTCTTGTAAAACGTTTTCTTTACTCGTTAAAAACCGTGTTTTCGCGTGATCCATATACCTTAATTTTTTATTGTACGCATCTTCCATGAATTCCATAAGTTGTTCCATATCTGGCTTTCCCCATTGCATACCTGCTTTGTAGAGAAAATCATCCTTTGGTAATTTATGAAGTTCACATTTTATAGTATATGGAGTATCTATATACTCTATAGCCCCTCCATAATCTGTTATAATCACAGGCTTATTTCTTATTGCTGCTTCTACAGCACCCATACCAACTCCCTCGGATGATGAAAAATTTACATAACAATCTGATCTACAGTGTATTTCTTCCATAACTTCATCAGAAACTAAATCATTTATTATTGTTACGTTTGGTATATTGATTTTAAACGGATATTTACACGTTGCTTTAACAATTAATCGTGCATCAGGCTTATTTAATCTTACAAATGCTTCTAATATTTTATTAAAGTTTTTTCTCGGATCGTATACGTTACCTATATGATAAAACGTATATGGTCTTTTATCTGGTATATGTGCATGTATAACACAAAACTTTGTATCTGGAAACTGCCTTTCGAAAACATTTTTACAATATTCACTGGGTACTGCAATACTGTCAAATAGTTCAAAAAGTTTACCGTAATCTTCGTGAACAGTTTCGGTTTCACAGACGGTCATACAAACAACTTTTTTTATTTTACGTTTTATTTCTGGTATTTTATCTAACCAATATTGAACAGGAAGTGCAAATATAAAAGCACTATCGGATTCAGGTATTTCCTGGTTTATTTCAATATATTTAGTATACCCATCTTCAGGGAAAAGTTTCATATATTTTTTACAATGTTGACCAATCCCACTCAGGAGAGTTGGTCCAATGAATAACATTTACTATAAAGATTATCTTTCTTTTATATATATTACACAATGGACTCTGTCAGAGAAAAAATAACGATTGAACTCGCTAGATCTAAAATTCGTACCGAAGAGATATACGCTATCATTAAGCAAATTGCCGATCACATAGAACCACCAGCACCAGCGCCAACACCAGCGCCAACACCAGCGCCAGCACCAGCACCAGCTCCAGCACCAGCGCCAGCTCCAGCGCCAGCGCCAGCACCAGCTCCAGCTCCAAAGTCGGCGCCAAAACCATCCGCAAAAAAAATTACTTCACCAACTAAAAAGGCCCCAGTTAAAAAGACCCCAGTTAAAAAATCTGAATAAATCTAAAACCTTTGTTGCATAGATATTGGCATTTGAGTAGGTGTAGGTACACTTTTACGGTTTATCATATAAAACCCACCACCTATTAATAGAATTATTGTCAAAAGATAGTAAAGAGGGTATTTTTTCTTTTTTTCCTTTTCCATTTGTTCGATATCTTTCTTATCTGGAAGTTTTTTAACGTTTACGTTAAGATCTTCTATCTTCCCGATAAGTTTGTGCAAAGCCTCTAGAATTTGAACCTCTCTATTTATAGGCTTTTCCTTCACATCAATGGATGTTACTTCCAATGTCATAAACCATTCTGCATCCGATTGTAAATCCGTATATGTATTATCACCCTGTAATTCATTTATTTGAAAATCGAGTTTTTGTATTGATATAGGATTGAATAGATTTGTTTGTCTGTTAAAACTTCTCCAATGTTTATCGTGTTGTTTATAATTATTAGACCCATCAAAATCTCTTTCTAGTGCTATTCTTGCAAAAACCTGTCCTCTACGTTCATCTAACATTTGTGCAACTTTTGGTACATCGTCACACAGTATATCTATATACTTGGCACCACTACCCGTACCAGATCCTGTATTACCAATCTGAGTAACATAAAAATCAACTAGTTTTAAACCACACACTTTACTAATATCCGACACGTGTGTATTTGACGAAAGATCGAGATCTATTGTAAATTTGTTATTTGTACCCGTAACAAAATTTGAATCAACAGTTATGTATTGTACCTTTTTTGGTAATTCTTGGAGTGAAACCATCCTGTATTTAGTATATAAAAAAATAAATACAAATAATAACAATGTTTACACTTTATTCAAGCGTGTGTCGTTTATTATCACCGGAATCAAAAAAAATATCACCAGTAATTTCCTGTTCTTCATTATACCCGGGTGTTATATACACAAAAACAGATACTATGGATACTGTGTTATCCCTGGATAATTCATACGGTGTAATAAATTCAAAAAATGATACCGGTGAGATTATTATATTACAATATCAAAAATATGACAAAACATTCAGTCATTATAGACCCAAGTTTTATAATTATAAATAAAGAATACAAACAATAAATAAATAAATGATATGGACTACATGCACTTACACACCCACGACTACAAAATCGCTTTCTGTCAAGCGACAAATGAACTCTGTGAAGACGTTCAAAGGATTATATGGGATAAATCTCAAAAATATGAACACGAAAACATTGTGTGCCCAGGAGCCCCTAAAAAACAATTACGAAATACACGATTCTCAAAAGAAAGAATCGAAACTTTGGCCGGAAAATGGAAAGGAAAATGGGGCGAATAAACTTTATCAACGCATGAAAACATTGGCATACGAAGAGTTTTGTTACGATGATTTTAAACGTGAAGAATACGATTCATATTCATTGGTTTTGTATAGAACAATGTTAAGTGAATTAGAATATGAAAGGCGTAATTTGAAATACATAAACCTTTTTGGTGAAAAATGGAGAAAAATGCCTAGAAAACATGATAATTTTACACACGAAGATAGATTAACTGAAATACAAGTTCGTATATATGAATCGGTTAACAGGTGTGAAGAATTTCTCGATAAAGAACGTGAATTTAAAATAAAATATTTCAACGATGAAAATATCAACATTGATATATTATAGATACTTAACGAATAAGTTGTAATGTATAGTAATTAATGTTAAATATAATAAACCCCGGTACTAAAACACTTAGAATTTCATGTCCAACCAAACGAAAAGAAGGTATAACCGAATACGAACAGATTAAATCTAAAATAAAAAAAACTACTATAAAATACGGATCTATAATTTCTACCTATCATTTCATTTTTCATACACCTATAGACGGTGTATCCGCAGGCTTGGGTGCAATAGCTTCATGTATATATGTAGATTCACTTTCGTCTTACGTGGACAATTTTGAAAAAAAACCTGTATTGAATAAAAGATTAGTTGTACCTACAGTTATTG